CTCTCCGGTATCCTGTGGTATCTCCTCGCGCTTCCCGTTCTCCAGATTGACCAGGTGCGGCCTTGGACTCGACCGGTATCTCTTCACTCTGAACTCACCTTCCATGCAGCAAATCAGCAACGAGCCATCGCACACATTCAGCGAGCAGTCTATAACCAGTAGCGCACCTTTAATGATGCCCTCACGGTAGTACGTGTTACCCGCTCGCATGTAGTACGTTGCGTGAGGGTGCGCTATGAACCTCTCATCGAGAGATATGCGGCGCTCTGCAAAGTCTGCTGCCGGTGACGGGAATCCCATGACGACCTCCTGATGATTACTGTATATGCATACAGTATTATGCATTAACACGTTCGATCAAGAGGATGGAGCTAGGAAAACCCTAAGCGTTTGGCTGGAGGGGCGATTTAGTTGGCGTTTACCGGCTTAGTCAGTATCGACGATAGGATTGTCGTAGTGCTATAGTACGAGGTTAAAAGTGCGGTGGAACTCAATCAGACTTATCTGAGATAATCATCAGCATGAAGCACCATGAATAATTAACTAACATAGCTTTTTCTTTAAGGATAATAAGATGAGTGTTTATTACTCACTGTGTCTAATAGCAGCATGTTTAACCACTGCCCTAGTGCTTTTTAGCCTTCCTGTATTTCGATTCATTGATGAAGATACGACAACAGCGAGATCAAACAGCCTTGACGGCATGCGATTCTTCCTTGCGTCATTTGTTATTTTTCATCATTTAGATTGTACTTACACTTACATAGCCACTGGAAAATGGACACCAACTTCTGAATGGTTAATCTATATGGGCAAATATGGTGTCGCACTATTCTTTATGACCACAGCGTTTCTTTTTTGGGGTAAGGTCAGGAATTCTCAAACTGTTGATTGGGTTGAATTATACAAAAAACGTTTTTTTAGAATCGTACCTCTTGCCACATTTTGCTCGATGATTGCATTGATCATGCTTTTTTCTTTTACTGAGAGCAAGCCTTTAACTATTGAGACTATATCTAATTCACTAGCTTGGTTTGATGGCGGCCTTTGGAATAGTAAACCTGCCGTGACCAATTTCGATAAATCGTGGATGGCGCTCGCGGGTGTCACTTGGACTTTGAGATGGGAATGGATTTTTTATTTCACTCTTCCTTTGTTTTTTATCTTTAACAAATGGTCTATTGAGTTAACCATAGTTCTATTCGGATTCTCAGTTTACTTCCTTCCCGACATTACCCGAGACGCTTATCTTTGGTCATATTTTTTTGCGGGAATGCTTTGCAGGGAATTGAAGGATAAAATTCAACTCACTAAGATTCAAGCTAACATAATGTTGGTATTCACCATAACATTAGCATTCCTTGCTCAGCCCGAAATTTTCAGGTCACCAGAGAAGTTCTTTTTAATAATAATATTCTTCTCAATAGTATCAGGGGCTGATCTCTTTGGACTTTTAACCACTACCGCATCAAAGAGATTAGGGGCAATCAGCTACAGCTTATATTTAACTCAGGGCTTAGTGTTGTTCCCAATTTCTTTATATTTCAGTCAAAGAAATGAGTTTGCATTAGATATGAAAACCATGACCATCTTCATCTTCTCTTACATTCTCATATGCATACTTTCAGCATTCACATACCACCTAATCGAGCGTCCTTTCATGTCTGGGTTCAAAAAAAATATCACCATACCCACCAGTAGACTCGTGAAGTAAAAAGACAGCCCGTGAATATAATTCACGGGCAACTAAAATATTCACAACCCACTATTAATTAATATATTATCTAGGTTCGATTTAGCGACCGTACATCTTCACTCAACTCCTGCACCTTATCATTTAGCGCTTTAATTGCAGCCAGTGCATCCATCAGAAGAGGAGTCAAGTCTAGGGTCATTTTGCCTATTCGTCCAGCCCCACTTAAACGTCCCGTCCCATGTGCCGCTATAGGTTCGGGCTATCGGATCGTAATTCGAAGGGATGCGGATAATGCGCCCCTTAGGTTTACAGGAAACCTTCGGGATATTGTTGAACGATTTGGCGTTGAACGACACATACAGCAGCGCCGTATGGGGATAGCGCAGGCGCGCATCAATCACCTCAGTGATTGCCTGTACCTGCGTTTTATTCTGTAACATCTGGCTGGTGCTGTCGTCAGTGTCGCGTACCACACGAATCTGCCAGCCAGTGCTGGCTTTGGGAAGATTAATACGGTGGGTTAGTTCATAGAGCGAACTGAGTTTCTCTGTCACGGTCCTTGTCATGACCGTAGAGAACGCACCACCATCTACAGCAAGATCTATATGGTACTTTACGGTAGTGCCGACAATATCTCCGTCGTTTTCCTGCTGCTGCAAACCCGGAATACCAATGCGAACGAGCACAGCGTCAATCTGGGTGTTGCTCAGCGCGCGCGTCCAGGGCGTGGCTTTTGTCAGCGATACGCCGACTGTAGTTTCGTTCTCCACTGCGGGGAAACCCGGAATCGGCGTCTGGGTCTGTGTGCCTGGCCGAAATTCCCAGGAAACGTTTTCAAAGTTCATCGTTCCGTCTGAGTTTCCCAGCGGCGTACCGTCCAGGAAAATGCTGGTCGCATCCAGACCACCAGCAAACTCACCTTCCCCGAGCGCCAGCAGCATGCGGCAGCGCGCCATTGACTGCGCCGAATCAGGCTGTTCTACAGGTGTGTGCTGCTTCTGGCTGCCACCCTTTGCACCAGTGATCGCTTCCATATTACATCCATAAAAAAAGCACCCGACTGGGTGCTTGATATTCAGAAAGGAGTTATCAGATGTCTTCGGCGACTATGCCAGCGCTGATGATGGCGCCGCCAATCACGCGCTCACCATAAAGCAACGCGACTGGGTTACCCATCGCAAGGGTATTCACTGAGCCACCAAAGGCATAAGAGGGTTTATTGTCGGGGTCATCACGGCCTTGCAGCCCTTTAGGTTGTGGCGAGAGCATCTGGTAAATGCCGCCTGCCATCATTGACGCGCCCGACATGATAAGTCCGGCCCCAAAGGTTAGGCCAACGCCTGTCCAGTTGGTCGTTACTCCAATAATTACGCCAGCAACAACCATCACGGCGCCGAGGATTGTCTGGAACATGCCGGCCTTCTTCGCCCCTTCCAAAACTGGCGCTATGCGAATATCGCTATTGCCTGCCAGCTCCTGGAAGTCCTGCACGCCTATGTTGCGCTTACCGCGAAACACCGCGAAGATCATGCCATTTTTTTTGGCATTCATCAGATAGTCTTCCAGCCCATCGAAGTTGATACACAGGGCTTTGACCGCTTCGGCAGATGTCTGTACTGCCAGTTTGTGCACGCGCCCGAACCGGGCGCCCAGGGCGCCATACAGACGAATAGTGGTTAAACGCGCCATGGCTTTATCTCCTGTGGCAGGTCTTTGTGACGAACGCAGATCATCGTGCGGTCTTTGAAATAGCCTCGGGCATACGGGGTAATACATGAAGGCTGTCCGTAAAGGTGGTGGAGCAGTTCACCTTCTTCAGTGATGATGCCCGCATGGTTCCACTTATCGGAATCAACCTGCATGATGACCATACAGCCTGGTGCCGGATCGCACTCAGCGAACCCTTCCCGCTCCCAGTTTTCGAAATAGAGGTTGTCCTGGTACTGGCTTTCCCACCACGGGTAATCGACGCGAAAATCGTTCAGCGTGACGCCCTGAATGGCGTGCCAGTCCATAATCAGCCCCCAGCAGTCATTCGAACCCAGGATAAACGGACGTCCGATAAGCGGCACCGCCTCCGGCATTATCTCGGCGTATTCATCGCTGTCCGGCGCGTAAATGCCCCAGACCACGCCGGAGTTATTGCACTGCTGGCGGTCCAGATCTGACGGAATAGGCCGGGCACCGTCGCCAGGGTGGGAGTGGATGACGCGAATAATCGTCCCGATATCTTCGGAGTTAGCCCAGTGCTCGCCGTCGATGCGGAAATGCTCTGTCGGATTTTCGTGCGTATTCGGCACGGGAATGTAGCGCTGGCGACGGCCAGACTGAATAACTAAGCCACAGCACTCGCGTGGGGATTCCTCCAGTGCATGCGCCCGGATAGCTGCCATTATGGTTTTATTCATTGGTACGTCCGGTTATCGGGAAAAAAGCACGGTGGCTGGATAGCCCCCAAAATCAAGGGTCGCGGTATTAGGCTCTGCCAGCCCGGCACCAAACCGCTTACGGCAGTCACTCAGGCAGCCGCCGCACACATCCAGCGCCGGGTCAGCGACAGGATTACCCTTCGCATCAAAATACGCCGTGCCGTTGTAGGTGCAGCCGTCGCCGCTACGGTATTGCCCGCGCAGCGCCCACTCGCAGAGAGAGGTGATTTGCCGTGTAGGAATGACCAGATTTTGCAAATCGGCCGGGCTGCTGAGTGACCAGGTAACTACCTCGTCGTCTTCGGAGGTTTTGGTGTCAAGCCAGAAGGTCTGAAGCGTGAACATCGACGGGTCGGCGGTCGGGTTCACTCCACCAGGGTAATTCACGGCATCGAGGTAAACCGAATAGGTGTCGATAATGCTCACTTTGGCATTAACCATGTCTTTAAATTGCAGGCATAGCGCCGTGATATGACCGTCGAGGTTGGAAACGCTGAGTGTCGGCTCTGCGGCCTGGTCTGTTGAAAGCTCCAGGCCTGCTACCTGAAACGGCCAAAAATCGTAGGTATTCCCACCGAATACGATTGGCTTGGGTCCGAGCTTTTGTTCATCTCCATTGGCAGCATCAATTTCTTCCGGCGTATGGGGGAAAGGTGCGTAGTGGAAACGGTGAATACCGCCACTGAACTCTGAGGCGTCAACTTCAACCAGGCGGACTCTGCCACCTGGTGCCAGCATCGCCGCCTGATCGACTAATGCCATTATGCATACACTCCGTAAGCCCGTTTGATGGTGAACGTCAGCTCAGCAAACTTGCTGCTGATCTGATTTTTCCGTACGGAATCTGCGACTACACGGTAAAGCCCCTTCTCTTCTCCCGGCGGCGTGATGATGAAGGCCTTCACGGTATGAGCCAGGAGGAAATCACGGACTGCATCAACCTCAGCCTCTGCTCCTGTATGCTTCATCGGCACCTGAATGGCTGTGGAGTTGATGCCATTCTCAGCCACCTGCTCATAGCCATCACCGAACTGCGCAGCGCGCACCGTTTGACTATATTCAATCGCCCCAGCACCGAGCTGCGAGCGCCAGCTGTATGTTTCAACTGCCATATTTACTCCATAAAAAAAGCCCCGCGCATGCGAGGCTCTGTATCGGTTCAAAGTATGGGCGATACTTTGTAATAAACTCAGAACGGTTTAACTTCCATTCATTTCAACAAGCCGGTAATCAGTTTTCCCATCCTTGTCTTCAATGCATTCAGCCCTGAATTTCTGCTTAAGACCAAATTTGTTTTTAGCGCTAAACTCCTGCGTAGCGTAAAACTTACCGTCATTGCCGAGCCATCTGTTAGAGCCAAACGCCGACATATCCAGGGTGCTTTTATTGATCACTGACTTTCTAACGTAAGCTTCACAGGCATTACGAATTTCATCTAGTTTTTTATCTGCAAGTTCCTTGGCTTCTTTTTGCTTTTTTTCTTGCTCGGTTGGTTTATTAACCACCGCAGCAACAAAAATCACAACAACAAGAAGCAGCAACAGCCCAATGGTTCTTAGGATCTTCTTGATTATTTTATTTAACACAATCATCCCCTGATCATTATGGTTTTCAACATATTAACCAGGTGGTGACGTAAACACTACCTGCCTTTGCTGAAGTTGTAGATCATGCCACCCGGCTTAAGCTGTTTCTGAACTACCTGCAGTGCGGCATTCTGCATTTCCTCGGCAAGCGCGCGCCCCATGGCATCACCAGAACTGGAAGTTTGCGTTGTAACCGAACCACCAGCATCTACGTTAACAGTGGTATTGATAATCGGGGCCATCCCGCCACCACCCTGGGCACGTACCCCCAAGCGCCCGGCAGAGTCCCGAGTCAGGGGCATGATTGCTTCAGCACCAGCCTCTGCGAAGACGCCGCCTTTCGCAAACTTAGATGCGCCCTGGAAGGTGAAATGCTGAGGAGTGTCGTAAACACCGTTCACATATTTACTGAGGCCAGGAGAGTCATAGACACCACCTTTAGCATTGAAGGTTACGCCAGCAGCGGCGTTTGCATATGCGCCACCAGGCGTGCTGCCACCGCCACTGCCACCGCTTATCCAGCCCATCGCAGCCTGCACCGCATAGGCAACCATCAGCCTGTTTGTCACCTCAACAATCATCTTCAGCATCGATTTGCCGAATTCTTTTATTGAGGCTTTTCCCGTCGTCATTAAACTGGTTAGCATGTCAGATAGACCTGTCAGCGTCGAACTAGCCACGTTCTTCACTGCGTCGTAGGTGTTGGTAGCGGCATCCAGATATTCATTCCATCCAGCAACAGCCCCAGACTTCCAGTCGCCGCGCAGCTTATCCTCTTCAGAGTAATAATTTCTGAGGGCTGCCAGTTCTTTCTCATAGCCAGCATCATCAAGCTTACCACCACCGTTGAGCCAGCCTTGGCGGAGCTGAGCCTCTTCCATCATGCGCTGGCTCTGACGGCTGCTTAGGCCTGCGCTGCCACGCAACGCTTCTGTCTTTTCCGACATCTGCGTGACGTATTTATTCGCCTGCTGCGCCAGGCCATTAATCTTCTGCTGCGCCTCTACTTCCTTGTTCTTCTGATCCACCACCTTGGCGGCGTTCAGAATGGCCTCACGGCTCGACAGTAGAGATTTCTCCTGGGCGGTCACCGCGCGTGTTTTGGCAGCCTCATCCAATTCAGCAAAGCGAGATTGCTGTTTGCTGAATTCGGTATATCTGACCTGAGTCTCCCCAGTCTTGCGCAACGTTTCGAGTGTTTCAGTTAACGTTCTGGCCTGGGCGCGGTAGTTCTCAAGAGTGCGATCGCCAGCATCCAGCGTGGCTTTTGCCTCTTTGGTCTTTTTGGCTGAGTCTTGTGCAAGCTTCGAGACTGCGTCTCTTGATTCTCGACTTGTTCCGCCATCACCTTTTACGTTAGACCCTCGCGCTTCAGCCTCATAGTTTGCCTGTGCGTTAGGCGCAGTGACGCGCTTCCAAAGCTCGTTATAGCGTTTTTTGTTCGCCTCAATCTCTTTGTCCGCTTCCGCTCCAGCCTTTTTCATTGCCTCAACGTCCATGCCGAGGAAATTAGCCAGCGCACCGCCACCCGGGATTTTGTCTGCCCAGCCAGCGATGGTGCTGGTGAACTTGGCGTCCAGAGAGGTGATATTGAGGAACAAGTCTTTGATCGAAGACTTAACCAGTTCGAAAATATCGATGATCTGGTTTCCCCAAGCGCGCACTGTAACCCCTATTTGACCGAAAATGTCGGAGGAGAAAGCTTTAATCCCGTTCCACGCCTGCCCGATATTATCGGTGGCCTCTACAATTTTATTACTGCGATCCTCCATAGTGTCGGCAAACAGCGTTATAGCTTCGTTTGCCGCTGCTGTTTTACCCTTCGTTTTCTCGAGGGTAATGATGTGTTTCATCATAGCTTCATCAACAAAACCATATTGCTGGTTCAGGCTCGCCAGGGCTTTAATAGGGTCATTTGCCAGACGTGAAAAATCTGCCAGCGCAGCCTTCGTATCCAGCCCAGCATCGCCCATAGCCAGAATGGATTTGGCGATTTTCGTCATCTGGTCGGCGGTATACTTCCCGGTGTCATTTAGTTGGACCAAGGTGTCAACAGACTCAGCCAGGGAAGCACCAGCGTTATCAGCAACAGCCTTTGCCGCGTCGTTCAGTTGCTGCATTGAGGAAAACCCAGCCCCGCCCATCAAAATGAGCGATCTGGCGACGTTGTCGAACTGCTGGGATGAACTGTAGGCAGCCCCCGCCAGAAGAGCCAGTAAACCCACCGTGCCCGCAATCGCAAGATTAAAGGTATTTAACAGGCCGCCCGCCCGCCCCAGTTTCTCTGCTGCCTCACTGGTATTGTTAAGTCCTTCAGCAGCGTCACTAATGCCCGCTGCCGACTCGGATGTTTCTCTGCTCTCTTCGTTAAACCCAAACAATGCGTCCCGCAAAGCCTGGAGCATTGGACTTAAACCCCCGAAAGAATCCTTTATCTGCCCGCCCTGCTGTAGCAGGATAAGGAATGGAGACTGCCCTCCCGCCAGCTGCGTAGCGATATCGGTAAACTGCGCCGGAAGCGTGCGCAGCGCGGCGCTGTACTGGCCCACAGAAATACCAGCACGTCTGGCAGCTGCTTCCTGCCGGGATAGAGCCTCAGGCAGTGCGTCAGCGACCCCGGAAAGGCGTTCACGCGTCTGGCTGAGGATGGTGTTGAAGTGTTCGAATTGCGAGCCGTTAATGCGCCCAGCTTCGAAATGCGCCACCAGCTGCGCATGCTGCTCATCCAGCGAATTAAAGGCGCGGATCGTCGGGTCGATTGAACCCAGCAAGTTTTTCAGCGAGGCTGATTGCTTCTCGGCAGCCTGCGTGGCCGCCAGCTCAGTTTGCGCGCGAGCCGCCGCCTCGCCGGTATCCGTTAACTTTAACCGGGTATCATCGAGGATTTTGTTGTAGTGCTGAAAATCCTCAGTATCCAGAAAACCTTTGGTCTGGAAGTTACGCAGTGCGGACTGCTGGTCATCCAGCCGGTTCAGCGCCTTGTTAACCGGATCGATGTTCTCCAGCAGGCCTTTCAGCGCAGCCTGCTGCTCTTTGATACCCTCGCTGCCCTGCTTCGCAGACTCAGCACCCGCGCGAAATACGCTGTTCAGGTCATCAGCCTTGCCGACGGCACCTGCCGCTGCCTCTCCGAGTTTATCCAGTTCATTGCTGGCTGTTTTCAGGTCGGATACATCAGCCCTCAGCGTAATCGAGGCGATCTGGTCTGTCATTTGCTCGTCTCCTTATGCATTACCTTGAGAGCCTCGCTTTCCATAATTTGAAGGTCAGCCATGCAGGCCGCCGCATCCTCAACCCCGTGTAACTCGAACATCCAGGGGAGAACGTTGTAATCAAGGCCGGTCGCCCCGCTCGCGCCGACTCGCCACTGGGTCGCCAGGGAAGAGAAGATGGTGAAGGACCTCCACACCGAGGGCAGGATCCCCACCTCTTCCTCCACGTCCTCAGGCATCAAACCAAAAGCGCTCAGCTCCGCGAGAGTCGGCCCCGGCGTATACAACGCTGCGGCGACCTGCCTCAGTTTTTTTCGCGGATCCCCATCAGCTCTTTGGTGTAGGCCAGGCCGATGCTGTCGAACGCGCGTGGATAGTTTCGCAGAAGGACAATAACGTTTTCGCGGGTGAACTCATCCGGCAGCGCCCAGCCTTCGACGATTTCCATGAGGTAGTCGGCCTGGGGCTCGATGGCAGCCTTTTTACCTTCGGCGGCCTTTTGCAGCTTTTCGTCCATGGAGCGCAGCTCTTCCAGCGTCTTATGGCGGAAAGTAAACGTCAGCTTGCCGTCTTCGGCGCCAGCACGTGGGATGCTGGCGGTCACGGAAAACGTAGGGTTTGGGATCAGGGAAAATTTGGTCATTTCGGTTCCTCAGAAAAAGCGAAACCCGCCGTAGCGGGTCTTTAATTTGTGGTGGAGGATATTTATCAGCGATGCAACATTCTGTGAATGGCACCGCCCGGCCTGAGCGCATTAGCAATGGAATCATCCACAGCCTGGTTAATGCTTTTCGTAATAGCAGTCTGAGCAGAAGCCAGATCCGCCATCATCGCTTCATGTCTGGCGAGTGATGCTTTCGCCGCTTCAATAATGGCGTTAGCCACCTGCTGAATTTTCTCCTGGGTGGTGGGTTCACCGCTGGCACTGGCACCATCCGTCACTTTGAAACGGTCAGCCATGAACACCACCGACTGCTGCACGTAGCCAGTTGGTTTCTCAACGAACTGACCGCTGTAACGAGCGGCGGCAATAAAAGCGTCACGCATCTCATTAGTCAGGCTGACCTTTGTCGATACATTGGTGATGCGCAACGGTACACCTCCAAACGGTTCCATCAGGCGTAGATCAGACTTGGGGAATGCCCATTTAGCACTTATACTGCCGTCTTTTATGGCGTCATCATTGATGAACGGCTTGTCGCTGGGGATGTTGAACGCATCGCTGTTACGGATCTCTTCGTCCAGCGCCTCTACAATTTCTCCGACATCGACAGAAGAAACCCCTTCGATCCAGTCACTGGCTCGCCAATCTCTTGCTGAGCCATCCTGCCCAACTGGAAGCGGACGCAGGCGCAGCTGCAATCGCTCACCTGCTTTGAGACCGGAAATAAGGTAGTTGATAGCAGGCCAATGGATGATTTCTTTCACAAGTCGGCCATCTTCATGAAGGTATTGCAGCTCCAGCCACAAGCAGCTAACCGGCCATTTCCATTCGACGTTCACACCAAAAGGTTTGGGAGTGGTTTTTACATAAGGGACGATTGAAGGTTCTGACATTTTAATTTTCCTTTTAGACGTGAGCCTGTCGCACAGCAAAGCCGCCGAAAGTAATCGGTTTGCCCAGGCTCACAGCTGAAAGACTTTCTTTGATGTGCGCGTGCGATGCGCAGATGTGTTATTACCAGGAAGCTTCGTATGCGATGTTCGTCAGCTCATCTGACAGTTCGCTGATGGAGTAAGCGATAGCCATCTTCTGTTCCCTGCTGAACGACGGCCAAAGTTGACGCAAAGATTCAGTGAGTTGATGTTGCCAGTGTCCATCACCGCTTAGATCTTCCCATCCATCAGGCAGGAGACAGAGCCCACGACCGTAAAGCTCCTCTTCCGGGGTAAGGGGTGGTCGAGCGGCTGCCGTATTTACTGGGCCATCACCCCAATTGCCGATAACTATTTTCCCGCCACCAGCCATATTGACTGTCATCCCAACCTCACTGATCTCAATTGTTCCGCTCATGGGTTACTCCAAAAAAAAGCCCGGCGTACCGGGCCCGAGTGGTTAGCTGACAGTGACGGTACATGCCGCTGAGGTTAGGGTCTTGCCTGCGGCATCGGTGACTTCGCAGGTGTACGAACCGGCATCACCAGACGCAACCGACTGGATATTGAATGTTGATGCAGTTTTACCCGGGATGGCGGTGCTGCCCTTCTTCCACACGTAGGTGTACGGCGCGGAGCCACCCTGCATAACCACTGCCAGATCCAACGCTGCACCACTGGCAACAGTTTTGGTTGCTGGCAAGTCAGTAAGGAACGCCAGCGGCGTAGCGGATGCATCAACGATAGGGTAAATCTGCATATCTGATTCGAAGTTCATACGCGCTTCGTTGCTCTCAACGGCGTTGATTTCGGTACGCGGCACGCGCTGGAATGACACTTTAGCGGAGTAATAACGATCGGCTTTGCCGCGCGGGTTGTGGAACCAGACCGCTGTAGTATCACTAGAGTCGTCCAGATCAATCAGACGTTTGTAGATAGCTAACTGCGGGTCATGCGCGAAGGTGTAGACCTGCACCACGGCATTTTTGAACGTTGGGATGGTACGGGCCTTATCATCTTCCAGGAACTGGATAGAGATAGTCTGCTGGTCACCGCCTTCGGTAGAGAGCGTCATCACCTGTGGCATGGTGATCCACGAATCAATCTTGCGCAGCGTGCCAGCGCCAGTGCCTGCCGGGAATTTAGCGGTGTTGGTGGTATCGAAAGCTTCCAGCACGATTTTTGTACCGGTGACTGACTTAACGCGCACGACCATGTTGTCGAGCTTCAACCAGCCAGAGTTAACCTGGACAACATCGCCCGCGAGGATGCCAGCAGCCGAGGCAACGGTCAGTTCGCATTCCGTGGCATTGGATGCTGCAGTGAAAATAATCGGCGCAAGATAGGCCTTGGCCACGTTTACACGCGACCCATTAGGGATTGCGAATGCCATTGCATTCTCCTGAATTGAGGTATGAAAAACCCGCCGAGTGGCGGGTCAGTAATCAGCGCGGTACTGCATGCTGATGGGGTGCGTGATATCAATGCTGCCCTGAATTGGCTGCCTAATTTGCGGCGGCCCGTTGATGAAAACGGTCAGGTCACCATCTACTAGCGGCAGGCCTTCCTGGAATGCATCGGCAATAGACTTTGCCAGCCCTCTGGCCTGAGACACGCCACTACCGGCAGGGATAATGATGTTAAGTTGTAGGATGCCCTGATAAGTACGCATATGGCCTTCCAAATCCTGTCCGACTGTTTGAGCCGGCAGAACGTAAACGCGCCCGTATGGTGAACTGTCCGGGGGAGTGAACGCGATGTTCGGCCAGGCCACCGGCAGCCCGAGCGAGGAGCAGATAACCGCGATACGACCTTCCAGCAAGTCAGCGATCCGCATTGACTGGTCACCGGCCATTGCGCACCTCGCTCATTGCCTCACGTAACAGCTGCGCGGCGTCCAGCGCTGTGATGCCCACCATGCCACCGGGGGCCTGCCAGGAGTGCCCGTTCTCCAGCGCTGGCGCGTACGGCAGGTTATTGGTGAAGTAAATCGAATTGACCTGTCCGACCCTGAACACCTCAAGCACCCCCAATCCACGAGAGTTCGAACCCTGCCCGGAGGCGTCTGGCGTGTCGTTAGATTCAGTCGGCTGACTATCAAATCCCACGTACCAGTTATTTTTGAAACGCCCGCCAACATACCCATCCGGCTTTTTGACGTCCATTGAGTCGTTAACACGCAGACCGCGTTTAAGCCGCCCACCCTTCGTCAGGTTTGCAGGGTCATTACGCAGCGCTGCGTTGTGGTCTCGTACCGCATCGTTATACGCAGATGCCGTCTGGTTGACCTGCCAGAGATCGGGATTACCAATCGGTGACATTTCCACCAGCCGACCGAGTATTTTGATACCCGTCCGGCGCACTACCTCGTCCATCTCCTGCTTCGAACCGTCAACGAACAGCTGAATGGCAGCCAAGAACGGCTGATTAACAGAACCGGTCATAGTTACGCCCTCAACTGGATGTTATAGGAGATAAGCACATCGGCAGGCTTAATCGGATTCGGCTGCACAACGCGCCATTTTTTGCCGTCGATTTCAATGCGGTCATCGATACGTACTTCAGTTTCAAACGTAGCCGCCAGCTTCTTATCGCCGGTGGTGATCAGAGAGCCATCAATTTCTCGGGAGGAGTATTGGGTAATAACTCCGGTGACGGTCGCAGTGATTGCCGGAGTTGTGACCTCTTTGCCGAACTGGTCACGGACTGTGCTGCCGCCGCGGGTAAGCTGGTATGCCTTCCCGTTCTCGGTCAGTAGCCGGGTCGCGGTGTTTCGCATGCGTCGGTAGTCGATTGGCATATCAGCCTCCCCTTTCGATGCGAATCTGATTGCCGCCCACTACCAGACCACGCAGCGAGGAAAAGAACCAGGGGAATGACGGCGTGGCCTTTTTCGTGCCGGGTTCGTACTGGACAGTGACAGCCCCCTCGACGCGCTCCATCGTCACGGCGCTACCACCAGCAACCGAAGGCGTGAGGTCAATCTCCTGCGATTCGATAGCCAGGCGGCATTGCGCATCGACCAGGCGTTGCGGGATGGAGTCATCCGGCAGGTCAACACCATCGAAGCGCACGCCAGAACGGGGCCATGACAGCGGCTGTGAAACATCGCTGCGCTGCCCGCGCCATTGCTGTCCTTCCAGATAGTCCATCGCCTGCATCAGCATCTGACCGCACTCGCCATCATCGGAGAGTACGGTATACCCGCGCCCCGCAGCGAACGCGCGCAGATCACCAACGCTGGCATAGCTGTTGAAGTCAGACGAATGGGGATCGGCATTAATCATCTCAGAGCTCCTCTCAGGCTTCGAAAAGCTTCTGCTTTAACGCATATCCCATCAACGCCCACAACTCGCTTTCGGCGTTCTCAATAGCAATTTTCTCGCCAATTTCAGCGTTGTCGTTAGCGGAGGAAACTGAGCACGACGGATTCCCTGTTACTGCGAATCCGTTTTGAGTGGTGATGACCGCCCAGCGAAGCACCTGCCCGGTGACGGATACGTGCTTCACGATCTCGGCATGCTTAATATTCGCCTTCAACTCGCCCAGCGTAACGCGCGGCGCGTTCAAGCCTTTGGCCTGAATTTCCTGCTCAATATCTTTATCGCTCACAGTTACTCCTCCAGTCGCCAGTCCAGCGCCAGCCAGTTATCGATTTCGTCAGGGTGAACCTCAGCACTCAGCGGGCCACCAGGAAACTCTGGGATATCACGCACCATCTCTACCAGGTCACCCGCATTCTTCTCAGCCTCGCGCTGTGCGCGCTGCTCTTTGGTTAATCCGACCATTGGGCCTCCTGAAAAACAAAGGGGCCGAAGCCCCAGTAGTTAACCCATGATGATGGCGGAATGACGCGGCGCCACAGCGGCCACGCCCCATGCCAGACCGACCTCGTAACGAACCTGGCGGTACTGACGGTACAGAGCGACCTGGAAGGTGATGCCGGATACCGGGTCGGTCACATTCATGACGTCATCAGCAGTATCGCCACCTTCAGGCATCGCCGGGGTACGGCTGGCCAGCAGGAAAGCATTGCGGTCGAATGCCATGTTTGGTGTGAATTCGCTCACAACGGTAATAGCTGTCAGGTCTGCCAGATCCTGGCGCAGTCCCGGTGCTGCGATAGTGATGCTTGAGGCCGTAGAGGCCACAACCAGATACTGGTTAAAGTCGCCATCGAACTTAACCGCAGTGCCTGCTGCGATACCACCGGTACCTGTGGAGATAGCGATGATGATATCGCCTTCCTGCTTCGCGCCGTTGACCGTATAGCCCGCCGCCGTACTTTTCGCTGTGCGCTTGATGCTGAAGGATTCGTGGAGGTTGAAGCCCATGATGCGACCGATAACACCTTCACGCAGCAACTGGTCGGTTCCCGCTTCGTTCGCTTTGAAGAGGACAGCCTGTTTACCACGGATGGATGCCATCGCTTCGCCACCAAGCACCATACGCAAATCGGTAGTCGGTGCACCGTTATCGGTCAGGATTTGACGCGCCAACGCAGCATCAGTCAGATCGTCTTTGATGCTGAACGGGGTATTCTTCGGCGCGCCAACAGCGCGGGAGGAGTTGAGGTACAGCGCAGCGATGTCTGCATCCACTTCGTTCGCCAGCGCTCGGAAAGCCTGCTTGAACTGGTCAGCCAGGATGGTGTTGTAGGTACCAGCCGGGCCCAAAGCCAATTGCTCTTCACCATTCCATTTGACCGGGGCCATCTTGGATTTGGTGATTTTGACATCCACACCACCGATGGTCTGGTCGCCAGAATTAGGTGCTGACGGACCAGGGACAATATCTTCAGTGGTGGCTGCAGGTGCGACTGGCGCACGTACAGTCTGGTCTTTTGCAGCAGCATCCGCTTTCGCGTCACGCGCCACCGCAGGAATAAAACCAGTTTGCTCGCGGGACACTACGCCCAGCGCGGTATAGATGGTCGGGATCAGACCAGTAAGGGTATTGCCTGCCATTTATGGCTCCTTTCGATTAATCAACGATGCTGACGCTGTCTTTGAGTGCCGCTTGCTTTCCGGCACCATCCAGAGCGTCAAAAGCAGCGCGTTTCATGGTTTTTTGCCCGGCCTGATGCTGCGATTGGTGAGAACCACCGCCGCTATTACCGGACGCTTTGAGGATGTAGTCTTTCTGCGGATGCAACTCGACCAGAGATTCCAGCGCTTCGTCGAAGCCAGCCAGCTCGCCGGGCTTGGTGCGGGAGAACACCTTGTTACCCTGGCCGTCGTAGGCAACGACCTTGCCGTCTTCGATTTTGAAGTTCTGCCCAAAGTGGGAACGCACGAACTCAGACGGGATAGCCATCTTTTCGGAGATGAACTTCGAGCCACCGAAACGGCCGCCAATCATCTCGTTATAAAGCTGGGTCTCCAGTGTCTGGCTCTTGCCGTTCGCTTCGTCTAACTGCTGCTGGAATGCCTTGGTGATTTCGGCTTTCACCTGGTCAACGGCACCAGCGTCGATCAGCTTCTTCTGATCGATTTTGGTCATCATTTCCAGTGCTTCAAGCGCCTTGGTCGGGTCGGTGATGCCAGCGAACTTAGCGAGACCGGCTTCCGCCTGCTCCTTCGCCTCACGGTGGGTTTTGGCCTCACCGTTCAGGGAGGTGATTTTGGTCATCGCTGCGGCTGCGTCGAACGGGAATTCTTTGCCGTCGTCATGGACGTACACAGGCATACCGTTTTCAACGACCACATTGCCGTTAGCATCAAGTTTGAGTTTCATTGTTTTGCTCCAGCCTTCCGGCCATTGGTAATAGGTCATCCGACCCGGTCACCGCGTCGCATCCGCTCAGCGGCAGGCATAAAAAAGGCCGCCCGGAGGCAGCCTGTTAAAATGTTCAGTAACTGGTTAGAGAATTTTCCAATCATCGGCCAATACATCACCCTGACTCGGCACCCAGCCTGGCTGCATGATGTTCTGGGCATTTTTGAGCGCCATCACGCTACCAAAGCTGAACTCACCGATAGCCTCACCAAATCCATAACCGGCAGAGCGGGCAAGATGATCGCCGGGGATTAAAATCACGTACTGGCCCTTGCCGTTCCAGCCTGTCCGGGTAACACGCTTGCCTAATTTCAGAGCTTCCACAGCCAATCCGAAGCTAAGGCCCGATACTGGTCGGTAGGCTTTGTCGAACACATCTTTCGGACTCCAGCTCACATACCCGTTAAAGCGATCGGTATTTGGCTTTCCGCCATCCAGATACTCGACGAGATAACCTTCATCACTTCCGTTTTCGTCACTTGGTAACTCCCAACCACGAAAGTCGTTATATGCCAGACGGGTCATCGGGTAAGCATTGATGAGCTTCACGCCAATATGTTGAGTCATTGTTTTATTACCTTATTCAGTTATTCAAAAGCCGATGCATCCACGCGGCGCAGTTCGTCCAGGGTCAGGAACTCCCCGGCATCGTTGAACATCTCCGGCACGGTGATTTTGCCGTCACGCAGCATCATGGCGCGGGTGACGCCCAGCACCTGCTCCTGCCGCGCGTATGGTTGTCGGGCAAGCCATTCGGCATAACTGGTATGCGCTGGCACTTGGCCCGACATGCTTGCGCGTGTAGCGCTGCTCAGCTCGCCAGAGGCTATCTGCAATTCTTCCCACGATTTCGTGAGCAGGATTTCGCCGGAGCGGCAGCAGAAGTGAATCTTGCCGGGTCCGCGCAGATACGGGACCACATGCCCCAGCGGCTTGCCGTCGAGCGAGTAGAGTTTTCGGTCGCGGATGATGCACCACTGACTGGTATGCGTGTCGAGCGTGGATGACCACTGTTTGGCCTTCACGATATCGCTATTGGCCTGAGCGAACTCCTGGCGCGCCGTGGCGGCCATATGGTTCACCGCCGTACGTGTCACCACAGCCAGGTCGCGGCGAGAGGTGTTTATCACCCCGTCCTCGCGATTGCGCTGCGGCGTACCCGCCACGCGCCTGACAATCTGCTCTACCGTTTCACCCTGGAGGAAACCAGAGCGAACAGCGTTGGTGATTTTGTCCAACCGATCTGATTCAAGCTTCTGCCCCCACTCTTTCAGCAACCGGCCCTGAAAGGGTTGCGCCACAGCTGAGGCGTAAACCTGCTCTGGTGCGATGCTCTGGAGCGGAACATGCCGGAGGATCTGCTTAGGGATGATGCTGCTGAACAGGTCCAGTTGGTATCCGGTCTCATATTCAACGTAGCGCGTCATTTCACGTGCCAGCGCATCATTGACCGGTTCATAGGCCTGCTGGTTGAGGTCACGCACGCCAGCCAGCAGTGAGGCCAGTCTGCGGGCGCTGTAGGTGTCTGCACGCTTGCCGTCCAGCAGTACCATCAGCTTTGCCGCTAAATCGGAATCAAGCTTATTCAGCAGCGCCACCATGCGCCGGGCGACGCCAGTACCGTAGCGGTTCACATGCAGGCCGTGCGCTATCGTCTCGTCCTGTAGGCGGTCATTGACGGAGCGTGCCATATCACACCTCTTCCGGCGGCGGTTCGGTCAGTGAGGCTGATTCAGCCAGCAACTCGCTCAGCACCACATCAGGATCCGCATCGGCATCAATGATGTTCAGCTTCTGTAGCGATTTAATCGCATCAGTGCGACGGATATCACCGCCCTGACGGAGCGACTGAATAGCCAGTGCCGCCGGAGGATTGAACTCTTTCGACTCGACATCCAGCTCAGTGCGAACATCTACGTTTCCGCCCTCCTTCTCGCCGATGTACTCGGCCATGATTTGCAGAATGTTGTCGATCGCATCTTCAAGGCTGGTAGCCATGGTGTAGAGCGGTGACTGCTCCTGCATTTTCTCTTCAGAGGTCTGGTCTACCGATTTGGTAGAGGTGTTTTCCGTACGAAGCAGCTTCGCGCCCGCCTGGCGCATCTGCTCCACAAGTTCTGCCAGCGACTCTTTACCAGCACCGATGGAGGAGCCTGTATGCTCGACGTATTCCAGCCCCTGCTTTTGCCGATCAGTGAACGACGTAGCTGAAGACGAGCCAATTATCAGCTCTTGCCCCTCTTCCAAACCGAACACCGTGAGCAACGGCACCCTGGCGACGTGCAGGATGTTGTCCTGCTCACTCTGGCTCTGCCAGTGCTTAACGTTCAGCATAGCCATGTTGAGCAGCGGCGGGGAACCGCACATAAAGCCGGTGCGCTTGGTGTAGAGCGTGACCAGCGTGATGTCCTGCCTGGAGGTTTTCCATTCTTCATGCAGCGTCCAGTTCGCTTGAGCGTTGTCGCCGGTTGCCTTGCGGTAAATTTCAACCTTGCCGGGCGTTAGCAGTCGGATCTGCTCGACCTTTGTTTGTCCGAAGTCGTCTCCATCTTCGACTACTACCTCTTTGATGCGCAGCGCGGTGAGCTGTACCTTGCCGCCGACCATCTTCGACTTCCAGCCGATCACCTGGCGGGGGTTAAGCATCGTGACATACGGGCGCGCGCCAGTAGCTTTCTCGTCGGCTTTGGTCTTAACCTGTTCGGCATCCACCCTGGGATAGTCCACCAGCGCATGGGAAAGGCCATACTGCATCGCCAGGCTGAAGAATGCCTGCGCCCATACATCAAGGCGACTGCCTTCCAGGTCAATGTTCTTCGCATTCTCACGGAGTTTATCTGGGACGTTCTCTCCCAATTGGATCGGCTCAGCGAACACACGCCCGACATTCTGGTTAATCGTCTCTTCGTAGGCTGGTAGTAGCGTGGCCACTGCCAGCCGCTTTTTGTAGTCCTCTTTGTCCTCTTTCGGCCAGCGTGGCATATAAGCCTCGCCCAGCTGGCGCATATAGAGCGTGCCGCCCATCAGGGCATCGTTGATATCCCACGCCTCGACCATGTTCCCATAGTCCAGATTGGGTGTTGAGATGTCAGGCATGGTTTTAAATCCGTAGGTTGGTGACTTTGCCGACTTTCTTCGGCGGTGAATGCAGAACGGCGTATCGCGTGCCGTCCCAGTCGTGATCTTCCTGCTGAGTGTCTACATCGTCAGGGTTCTTACTGTCGCGAACGAGCACCGGCACACGGCTTATCCAGCCACGGCAGTAGTCAAACACGTAGAATGCTGGTTTCTCAGGCATGCCTGACTCGAGTTTCTTACCTTCAATGACTGCCTCAAGCATGTCAGCAAACAGAGCTGCGCCGTTCACGCGCGATCCCGGCTTCTTATTGGAGGGCACCCACTTAACGCCCTGCGATTCCATCTTCTGGGCAATGGATAGCTCGTCATCGCCAGTGTTGTAGATCGCCCCATCGGCAGGGCCTGGCGCAACCTTCTTGCAGATACCAGGCCTGATGTTTAACTGCCCCTGCGTGACCCCGTTGAGTTTTATCTCCTCGGGCTCAGCCAGTTCTTCACCCACCAGCCGCTTATCAACCCACGCCACACCCTTAGCGACGTTCGTAGAGGACATATTGAGGCCTTTGTTGAGTTCGTCCGGCGGGCAGCCGTACCACTCGCCAATCAGGATCAGCGACCCGGCAGGCGGGCAGAACTGGCGACCATCAGGCAACTCTGCGACAGTGCCGTCAGCACGCGCCCACCAGAGGTTTGAGAACGGTTTCGACTCACCCCAGTCATGGGAGCGGTCAACGGTCCAGCTATCCGGTATTCGGAACGGTTTGATAACATGTAGCGAAGCATTCCACAGGTGGTCAAAGCGCCCGCCGCTGGTAACGTCCCACGAGCCTTCTACCCACGCCTTGCGACGGTTCGGGTCTTTGATAGCCATCAGCGTGGCGATGTATTGCGGGTCGAGGTATGGGTTTTCTTTGAACGAGCCGTGAATGGCGACACGGGTTAGCGTCACATCCTCTTCTCGTTCAGTCTGCGGGTTAAATACTTGCTGCGTTTCGCGGATGATAGTTCCACGCGGCGCTGGCTCAATGAAGCGCTTCTTCACCCATGTATGCCCGATACCAAACGGGTTGGTCGTGCTGAATGTCTCCAGCGGGATCGGCTTGATGAGTGAGCCATCAGCAAGCGGATAATCTTCTGGCCTGAACGATGACCGTCGGCAGGAGAACATCATCTCGTAAAACTCAGGAGACTGCTGTTTGGTCAGTTCGTTGAAGCCGATGAACGGGAATTCCTGACCGTGATAATCCCAGTAGTCGCTTTCCTCCTTTCCGAAGCGGAAGAGAAGCTCTTCACCAGTCGGCCATACCCATCGCAATTCACTGGCTGATGCCAGGTAGCGAGCGCCATCGTTAAACAGGCGATACATACGCTTGGATTGGGTGATGATGTCGGTGAGGTTTTTATACTCGGTATCGAATATCACGCCGCGCCAGAACGAGCCGTAACCGATACCAACATTCTTGCGGAATCGAGCTAACTGCGCGGCTGTCTTACCTGGTCCGCGAGTGCCTTCATACAGTATCTCGTTACATGGGCAACTCAGGGACAGAGACTGCGATCCCGGCAAAGGTTTCCAGACGGCTTTGTAATTCATCCACCCAATACCTCGCCTTGCTGTTTCTGCGCTGCCTTTTCCCAGTCGTCTACGTTATCGCAGGACGGGACCGGCATAACGTTATGAGTGGCAACCACTATTTGCTCTACTTTTTGTTTGTTCGTGTAAGCATCGCCAACTTCTTTAGCAGCCTGCTCCATCAGAGTGGCAGCGAGCGCCATGTTTCGCATGCCCTCAGCCTTCGTCATCATCCGGTCAAGCGCGCGGAGACGATAGGCTTTGTTGGCGATCGGGATGTCGCTTAATTCGGTCTGGAAGCGCTTGCGGGTATCGTTGAAAAGCTCTACCCATTTCTGCGCCAGCCCCCTGCCGTTTGCTTTCGTCGGGTCGTGGGATTCGACCTGTTGACGAGTGATGCTCAGGCCAAATTCTTTTTTGACCAGCTCAACCACCTGGGATGGGGTATCGAAGCAGGCAAGGGACTGAACGATGAAGGCTTTGACCTCACCTTTCAGTGTCGCCATTAGTTACCTGCCTGTCATAATCAGTCATATTGTTAGGCCAGCTTTAACATGCATGTACCGCATGACCTGGCTATATCGATGTGAGCTACTTCTGCTGGCGCATTGGCAGCATCAACGAGCTCCTGTACTTCTTTGCTGGCACCGTATCGACGTACGACACCAGTGAATTCTTCGACGTCGTGGCCGCGCAGTGTAAGCACTGGCTGCCCGGTCTCTTTGTTAAACTTAGGTGCGCCGAAATCATCAGTGGCCTGGGCAATGTGGTAAAGCTCATGCTCTACCAGTGCGCAGAACTCGAGGTCGCTGCATTGTGAGCAGTAATCGGCCGCCAGGGTGATGATGAACTTCGGGATGCGCCCGAACCATTCATGCATCTGCTGTTCCATTCTGGCTTTCTGCCAGCCACCGGCGCGGAGCATTACCTGCTCAGCCTGGCCGAGAACGTAGCGCCCCTTCTTCGCGAATGAGCCAGATGCCCACATGAAGCAGAGATCAGCTTCTAGCAGATGCTCGTGGTCATGGTTATGGATGCTACCGGTATCGCTTAGGATTTGTCGGCTTATCCACTCATGCACTTCATTGGCGGGGATTAACCGGGTGTATGGCTGCCAGTTGTCGGATTCGATGAAGTTAACTGGCGGATATGGCCTGCGCTCGTCATCGTTCGCCATGGGTTACTCCGTTATCTCTTTTACCGGTTCTGACTTCACCCTCTGGCTAATGCCATACTTCACGATGAAATCACCGACCTTTTGGTAATCTGGCTCACACCGCATCATCATGCAGAATAGTGTCAGCATCCTGATGTAGACGGGAAGCCACCATCTGCTTTTGATTTCAACTGACAGCCTGCTCATCGCCATTTGATTCTTCCTCAATCACCGGCACAAAGTGGAACTGCTCCACGCTATCCGGGCGAAAGTAACGCCACTCGCCTGTGTTAGTCGCCAGCGCTACGAACCCGTTAATGATTTCAGGCTGGCTGCGTTTCATCAGGCCAGTGAAGGTTTCTTTGGATGTGGTTGTGATAGTGATTTGGTAGATGTCGGACATTGATAACCTCTTTATCCGCGCTAGGGGATATTCATTATCAAGCGCCCCAGTAGAGACGCTTTGTAATGAAGAGCCGTTGTGAAAGTGGCTCTCTTTAACTATCTGTTTTTTCAGCAAAGCGTAAAATTGCGCCCGGCATCAAACGGCAATATCCAGCGTCAACTGAAGCTGTTCACGCCAGAATTCTACATTGGCCTCAATCGCTGGCTTATCCCATCTCCAGCGAGCCATCTCTCTTGCCCCATTGCTGGCTTTTGATTTCCGGTCATCGTGAATACGGCAAGCTTGCTCAAACTTCTGTTGCTCAGTCAGTTCGCCACGAAGCAGGCTATCAATGTGCAAGTCGCACCACACAGCAAAGCGAGCATCACACCAACGGGCAAACGCAACGGAAAGCTTGGGATGTAGCCACGTCCCGCCACCCCTGTCCTTTCGCGCCCTACTGGTTTTTACATACCTCGATTGTGAGGGATGTAAAATTTGAGATTCTTCGCCCGTAAGCGCCTCATCTAAAGCCCGGACGTATTCGAGCGTTTCTGCCAGGCGCATCCAGTTATCTATGCGTTTGCCATATCTTTCAGCAATGCCAGTGACATTGACCCAACCATCGGTATTGAAGCGCACAGCTTCACCTTTGTAATTCAGTGGAATCACATTCATAGCGTGTACCTTTCTTTGAGATGAACCTTTGCCGCAATGGAAATCAGCCCGTCGAGGCTCGCCAGCACTAACTGACTTCCTCAAAGGCTCATTTCAAAGGGATTGGTCCGACGTGGTTATGAGCGCATTGCGGTGCGCGGTTTACTGCGGGCATAAAAAAAGCCCGACCGAAGTCAGGCTGTGTTTGTCTTTAGTGGGTGGAATCACTTCAGGCACTGCGTGTTGATGTATTCCTGCATGCCGTGAATCATTTTGTCGACGGTGGCGATTCCGTCTCGGTGATCGAAATAATTCCGTCGAGCGTCTGGAGTAAGTTCGGGGGCTCCTGCATCATCCACGCCGGTGGCGGAGGTGGCTTTACGCACGGCTGGGCAAGTTGCGGCGACGCGCAGCCGTTTAGCGCCAGAATCGACATCCCGACGCAAATCGCTAATGGTTTTTTGCGCATCGGCTAGCTCCTTCGTGTATTTGGCATCCAGAGCAGCAACATCTCGCTGCCGGGTTGTCATGTCAGTGATTGTGGCGTTCGCCAGATTTAGCGCCTGAGTTTTCTCATCGCGCTGTTTTTTGTATTCGGTGGCGTTGTCGCGGTAGTGATTAATAGCTAACGCCATCGCCGCGATAACTGCCAACACTGTCAGCTGTAACCAGTACCGCTTGAGAAGCGCCGTCAGCATGACAGGAACAGAGCCCGCTCCGCCTCTCGCCGACGAGTCAGGCCGTTCAGGACTTTGCCACCAGCTTTATTCCAGCGAAGGAACTCAACGGCTGCGCCAGCGTAATCACCGGAGTTGAGTTTGCGCAGCAGTGTCGATGTCGACAATGACCGGGCGCCGAGGTTATACGTAAACGACACCAGAGCGTCGAATTGCCCTTGAGTCAGCCCTACTTTAACAAGTCGTGACACGTCGCCTTCATAGCTGACCAGTCCAGTCTTCAGCAGACGCTCTGCTGTCTCCTGCTTAATCGTCATCCCGGCGCGAATTGGTTTCCCGTCGACTGGCTGAGTCCAGCCATAGCCGATCGTCCATACGCCGACGCTGTCCTGGTAGGCAGTGAGCTTGCAACCTTCGAACTCTTTGATCAGGGCAATGCCTTTATCACTGGTTTGCATTCTTCATCCCCGTCATTCGTTCCCAGAAGTACGTCAGTGCCACGGACCCCATCGCCCCGCTGATACCAGAAGTAACCAGGATCATGTAAAGGCTAAGCCCGCTTTCAACGCTGATCAGTCCACCAATGAGACCGGTAAAGCCGGACACTGCAATTTGCGCCAGCGCATTGATCCAGCTCCAGGTGGCTTTGTTCTGCTTAACGTCAATAAGGTATCGGACAAGGCCGCCCCAGCATGACAGAGCAAGGACAATCAGCCATGACACTCCGGCAATGCTTTCTTTATCTTGCATACGTTTAGCCATATCACCTCCGAAAGAACGGGGTGCTGTTTGTGTAGTTGGAAAGGCCGTCAGACTCTGATAGCTACGTGGCATCTGAAAGTGATGTCTGCGGCCTGTAATAAAAAAGCCCATGGTACGTGGGCAAGATGAGGGTAAAGCAATGTCAGCTCTTTGGCTGAAGATACCCTGGCTGGGGTTTGGCGGGACAGGAAGGATTCGAACCTTCGACCATTCGGTTAACAGCCGAGCGCACAACCACTGTGCTTCTGACCCAGAAACGACAAAGGCCCCGGTGGTTAACCGAGGCCTTATTATTCTTTACCGTAACAATTCGCGGATTTGTAGTGTTAGAGCGAGATTAACACAGTTTCCGGAAAAGTAAATAGCCCACGATAATTTCATGAGCTATTTTTTAACGCGCTATCGAGTTATTGCTTTGAGTTGTGATTCAGCCCACGCTTCTTCGATATCGAATTTAGTTATCAACTGGTCGTAGAATGGTTTAACTGACTTCTCCCAGGTGGCTATGCTGATTGCGTCAGTGATTGAGCAGATGGCAGCGTGCGCCTCCGTTGAAGGAATGCGCTCATAACCACGACCAGAACAACGCTTGCAGTTCCCGATGACTGGAACTCCCTGCTCTTTCGTCAGCTTTTCGTTTACTGCCTTTCCACGCCCGTGACAGTCATTGCAGGCAGCGCTTACCACTCCCTTTCCTTTGCATTTCTGGCATAGCACTCGCGCTACTTCTCTTACCTCACGGCGATTTTCGTACTGAGAAGGGATTATCTTAAATCCCCACTCCTTCGTTTTTTTAATAATGTCTCGGTCTACTCCTGCCATGCTTGTTTTCATGCTGAATACATCCGCCTCAATGAATCCTGCACCTTTGCAGCAATCGCATGTTTTATTGCTGGCGGCGCTACGGGAATAATCCTCGTAAGCGAACGTTGCGAGCTGTTGCATGACCAATGGTTTAATATCAGATTCAAGCTTGCGTAAGGCGGCAACCTTATCGCAGCAAGTCATTGCGTACTGGGCCAGCAGATTAATTGCCTTCTCACGGTCATTTCTGCTGATCCCCATCTTCCCGAGGAACGCACTATACCCCATAGCGGCTCGTTCCTGCGTCATCCCCATTGCAGCCATGATGTCGGTGCCGGTCAGGGAATCCGAGGCGGTGGCACGCGGAGAGTCACTGATCTGAGTTGATTTAGCGAAGTGATATTTCACTGTGCTTTCGAGATTCATGCTGCGGCTCCTAATGGCTGTTTGGTTTTGGTCAGGCTGTGCTTTGCTATCGGTGGCAGGCTGGCTCGCCTGATGCTTTCATACTGGTAGCGGAGAAAGTCGGAGAAGGTCATTTCTGCCCCCTCTCAACTTCAGCAAGGTAACGGTCTGCTCTTATCAATGCGTAGCACTGGCGAGCCAGCATTGAGCAGCGGAGGAATCTCAGTGGCGGAAACGCGTACCCGTAGTGAAGACCCATGACTGCTTTCCAGTTATCGAGTGGCTTAATCATGCCGCCTCCAGTTCGGTAATCGTCAGCTCCAGTCGACCACCTTTGGCGATCGGCATCTTCACGACCCGGTAATCGACAACCTGACAGTCATCAGCCCAGAATCCTGCTTTAGTCAGAGCATCGAATGCGGCCTTTTGCAGGTTGTCCAGGTCACGACGGCGGCGATCTGGCATGTGGCATTCAATGCGGATCTTTACCGGCGACTCGGTGCGGATATCGAGCATCCCGTCAGTGATTATTTTCGACACTGCGGCGCGGTATGCGATGCCGTCTGCACTGACGTGAGTGCGCCCTCTGTTGTGCCGGTAGTAGCGGTTGTTGCTCGGCGGCCACGGGAGACTGATGCGATATTCATTCATGCTTTTACGAGCCCCTCTTTCAGCCAGATAACCTGTGTGCGAGCCATGCCTTCCAGTGCGCACTCTTTCGCGTATTCCGCATCAACAAGATGGGTGCGCCGATCAATCTCTTCGTGACATGCATGGCATGCGATAGTGGCGATCAGGTCAGGCGGCTTAATTCCGGTGCCGCACAATCCAGCCAGGCGGATATGGGCCAGCACAGACGTTTCGGAGTTGCCGTTGCACACTCCAGGAATTCGGACCTGGCACTCGCGGCCACGTGCTGCTTTGCGTAAATCAGCCATTCTTCACCTTCCTTGCGCGCAGGCGTAACCAGCGCACGTCATAGAGGTGGGCGGAGTAATTGAAAGTTGGAATGTCGGATGGATTAACGACCGGCTTGCGTTTACGGCGAACTGGAACCTTGAAGATGCCGCGCTCCATGACTTTAGCGAGAGGTGTCATTAGGCCTCCTGCTTATCGCGCAGCACCTGGAATTCGCTGCTTTGAGGGATTGTCAGAACGAGGCCGAATTGCGCACACCACCGCTCTACCTGACACATGAAGTGGTGCATATCGCCGGTATCAAGATCGGAGGTGTGGCGGAGCTGGCGTTCTACCGTTTTCTCCCCGGTAGTGAAGTCGGTATATTCAACGTCTTCGTACCCGAGAAAGGTTTTTTTGAGGTTGCGCTTTACCCATTCCTTTGTGGCATCGGTTCGTCCGGAAGCGATCAGGTATTCGCTGATCTCCTCGTACCAAACGTGGCTCAAACTATTTTGCGACAGGCTACGTTTCTCGCGCCATTCCTTCACCTGCAAGCGCAGTGGTTTACCAGTAGCTAGTTGCTCTCGAATAATATTGCTAATAGCCGCAAAGTTGCCAGCGTGCAGCTTGATGCCGCACTGAGGGATAATCATAAGACCTCCAGAACGGAGAGCGACAAATGCAGAAAGTCGCAGGTGCATTGCTGCATCTGTGACGGGTGATTTGATGTGTTCTTTGTGTGTAGCATGCGATTTCCCAATCACATGCAGAGGTCTTACCGCCGGGCGTTCAACTCCGACGGCAAGACTAGTTTGCCAGGATGTATAAATTAATCAATCGTTGCTTGACGTTGAATTTGTGGCGTCGAATGGGTTAGGCGTAGCTCACCATTCCTTTCAACGCGCCCCAGACAATTCCCAGAAGAGATGCCCAAGATACGTAAAGGTGAATACCGGCTGCCACACCGAAGCCAATCACCATGGCATACTTCAACGCTTCGGCTTTACTCACGGCTTCACCTCCTGCTGCGGTGCTGCTGGGTACGCGCTACCTTCCTGAGCAGGCTCGTTACTTCCTGTGCAAGCATTACGGCAGTCATTCGCATGAGGGCAGCGCTTATTTCCGCATTGTGGGCAAACGACGAATCGCATGTCAGTAACGGTCACTGGCCGACAGGTTCGGCACCAACATGTAGGCTCGTTTAGAGCATCACGCTCAGCCAGAATCTTCTCGGCGTCAATTGCGATGCCAGAGATGCGAATTGCTGCCAGCCCCTCTCGCAACGTGAGTCCAGTCTTCGCTGGTTCGGCTTTACCCTGAAGCATGGCGGCGCGGCAGGCGTTCCATCCGCTAACGAATGCATTCTCTTGGGTGCCAAGGAATGGCATTTCGCCAACTGCGGCCATGTTCGGCACCACTGGCTGCGGTAACTGTGGTGCTGCGTAGAGTGGTGTCACCTCACGCAATGGGTCAGCATAAGCATTGCTACTATCGAATCGAACGTCATTTTTTGCTCCGCCGCCTGACAGTAGCCACGCCACAGGCTCCGCCTCAAGCGATGCCAGCGCGATACGCGCATTATTAATCAGGAGGCTATCAGCAGGAGATAAAACAACATGAGCGTTACCCTCCGCATCAATTTCAGAATTCGTAATTTTTCTGAACAGCTTTGCCAGTTCTCTGGTAATAGTGCTCATGATGCCTCTCCTTTACCGGCTGCGTCGGCGACGTTGATGCCAGCGTTATCACAGGCGATGCGGAATGCCGCTTGAAGTTCTCGCGCAACGTGTGGCACATAGCCGTCGAAGGTTGGAATTTCGACCGTCTTCTTCTCTGCGGCTTCCATCCCCGCCAGAGCAGATTTCCCCATCAGGTGTCGGCGCAGTTGAATTTCTACCAGCATGCTTTCAAACAGACGCGCATCGACCTCTACAGAACCACGAACGCAACGTGAATTGTGTTCGGTTACTACTTCTTGAGTTTCAGCGAGGATTTTTAAGAGCCGCTCATCTGGTAACAGGTCTTTGGTGAATGTCATGGGTTAGTCCTCACCATCCTGAAAACATGCCGAATGTGGCGGCTGTCTTTGCAACTGTCAGCGCAACTACAACGCCAAGTAAAAAAGCGAATTGTGATTTGCTCATTCGCTATCCCCTTTCACTGTGATGCCAGCTTCGCAGTTAGAGCAGCGATATGGCTTGTACCACTTCTGATATCCCGGCCTTAACTTCTGGTAGCGCTCATCGGTGATGAATTTTACGTATACCGGCGTAGTGCTTTCCCAGGCTATAGCGTTGCCATCTGGAGCGCTCAGCTCATCGATGCGCTTCTCTGCGGCTTCCAGAGCGCCAGTAATCGACCGAAACTCATCCCATCGAATGATTGGTGCGTATACGTCACCTGATCCATGCTTCAGCTTGATGTCGGAGATAATTGCCTGCGCCTGCTTGTTTGTGCTCATTTGGCGGCCTCCTGGCGAATTGAGTCGATGTACGCTTTGAACGCCTCGCCATCATCGCGGCTTGTCCCTGCATGATTGTCGCCAACAGTCCATGTAGCTCTGGATGCTCCACCAGGGAAACGGAAGTAAACTGTAATGTCTTTCTTGTGGCCGATGTAGGCTGTTACGTCGCTAATGCCGGGGAATTTCGCTTCCGCTGCCGCAATAGCCCCTTGCTCTGCCTCTTGAGTGCGCTTGCGCTCCGCTTCGCAGTCAATGCGGTGATTAGCCCAGCGCGCCTCGCACTCAATATCGCAATACGCGGTATCGCCTTCCCAAACGCGGCCTTCGGTCTCGTTATCGACGTGACAGTTGCAGTAGGCGCATTCTTGCCAAAAACCAAACTCTTCAACCAGATCGCGAGTAGGAACACGACCCTGTGATGCGTACTTATCTGCACCAGGCATGCGCTTGCATGTTACGCAGTTGAATTCCTCATCCAGCTCGTTTGCACCTTCGCGCCGAGCTACCACGTTGCTACTGGCGAAACGGATAACACCGTACTCATCACCCTGCACGTGGTACGCTTTTAAAACCTGAATTGATTTGCTCATACCGCACCACCCTGGCGAATACTGGCTGCGAATCTCTCGGCCTCTTTAGTCGTTCCATTCCACCGACCATCTCGGCTGGCAATCCATTGATCCACACCGCTGGCCGACACTTCGGCAAGAAATGCGTCTGTGGCTGGGGTTTCTACAGACTGCATTTCCTGTAAAGTCTGCATATCCATGAAATCGCCGTCAGGCTCTGTGATGGTTGAGTTGTATGCCGAGTAAACCTCTGACGCTTCATGTACAAGTTCAGCGGCTTTAGACTTCAGCGCCGCATTCTCAGCAACAACGCTCTCTAACTGACTGGTGAGGGCTTCAACCATCTTTGCGAGTTCCACTATTTCCCAGCTGTAAACTGTTGAATACGCTGCTGGACCATGCTTCTGCCCGAACGAAGTTTCTTTAACGTGAAGCCCTGTAATCTCAGCGATTCTTTCTTTTGACAAAATGCTCATGCTTATCTCCCGCTCCTGACTTCTGCCAGGCGCTGATTAAATAGGTTGGTTAGGGGGTTTACGCGGTCTTCTATCGGAGTGATTTTCTTTGGCCTGGAGGTTGTTTTTGCTTCAGGGTTTTCCACGTAATACCGGTATCGTTTTTGATACACCTCGCGACGCAATGCCTTAGCGCCTGTCAGTTTTGACAGTGCTGATGTGACTGAGCATTTTGGGATTTTGGTGTCGCGGAGGATGTCTGTCATGTAACTGCCGGGGTGTTCTGTGATGTACTGGATTATCGCGGGTATCTGGCCGGTGCTTCTCATGGTGATGGCCTCCCGTAAAATGACAGAACCCTCTTCATCGTCGCACTGTTGCGGCATTCCTGGCAGATTCCGTTAGCCTCAGTTCTCACTACCAGGCGAGCATTAAACGTCACGGCATCAGGCAGTGAAGTGGGTGCAAGTCGCATCCCGTAATCCGTCAGCCTGTAAGTGCGCTTGCCATAAATTCCCGCTCGCGAGATAAGCCCGTCAGCCAGCAATGTTGTGATGGTGCTGGAGAGTCGCTTAGTCGTCATGTTCAGGATGGCTGCTATCTTGTCCGAACGGCTGTCAGGGTAGAGTCGGAGTGCTGCAAGTGTTCTGTCACGGGTCGTCATGCTCATGATTTACTCCTGTAACTATCCCAGGTGAACGCCAGTGTGCAACCGCCGCCGTCGTTCATTCGGTCAATCACCCGCTCACCAATGAACGCTGACAGTTCGTCTTTGCTCTGGTTGCTGATTAGGATGGTTGGCTTCATGCGCTCGTAGCGGTTGTTGATGATTTCGAACATGATTTGCTTTTCGGTGTCGCTGCCGAACTGCACACCGACTTCGTCGATGATCAGCAGATCTGGTAGCGTGAAATGTCTGATCACCTCATCCTCGGTGCGAGTTGACGTTTTCGACCAGGTCGATTTGTACTCACGCGCAATCTTCAGAGCCGTCGTGAACACCGCCGAGCTTTGATGCTCAGTGATCGCATGCCGGGCAATTGCCAGTGCCAGATGGTTCTTTCCAGTTCCTGGCTTGCCACACATAACCAGCCCCCCACCCTTCTTCAGGCGCTCAGGCCATCGGCTTGCATAGGCCTGGCAGACCTTAAGAGCGCGGCGGGCTTCGTCGTTAACTGGCTCGTAGTTCTCAAGGGTGCAGGATTCAAAGCGAGCAGGGATGTTTAGGCCATCCAGGAGTAGACTGATATTCCTTTTGCGGGAGGCTTCGTCGATGCGAATCTTTTCACCTTGCAACTTAATCAACTCATCACTCAGGCAGCCCGGGCAAATGCTTGGGCGCGGAGGAATTTTGATTAGCGAGTTTGGGTAAAATCTGGTTCTGCACTCAAAGGCCCCATGCTTTTCGCAGGTTTCGGTGCTGATAGAAACCTCGGTGTCTTCAATCTCGATTGGCGGCTTGCTTAGCTCTTCGATGTGCTTTTCGAGCTGATTGATTTTTTCATCCAGTGTCATGATCAGTCCCTCGCCCAGGATGGGATTTCGGTTTGCCCGTAATCTTTTGCAGCAAAGTTTTCAGCCTGAGGACCATTGGAAACCTTCCGCGCAGGGCGCGCTACGGCTAGCTTGTTCTGGTAGCTGAGCTTCTGGCTCGCAGTGATAAACCAGTTCTTTGGCTTTTCGTGAGAGAACTCGATATCCAGCTTCTTGAGCTCGTATTGCAGATCGATATTCGGGTAGAGACGCATCCAGGCTTCGTAGTCCTTGTGGTTCAACCGAACGATATTCCCTTCGAACGCATAACGGCTTGCCATTTGGTGAACGGTAGCTTGCTCGATATTTTCCCCATCGTCGCAAGTCGCGTCAGCGGCTTGGGTGTTAACTAGGGAATCAGTATGAGGGATGATGGAATCAGGAATCAGGTTAAGGGAATCAGCAGGATTTAAATTGTTCTCTACTGGTTCTTGCACTGAACTAGCACCGTGCTTATCTGGTGCTTCTTTGATTTCAATAACTTGAGATGGTTCCGCATCATTCTTATCTTCGTCTTCACTGTCCTTGCACTGTTCTTGTCCGGTGCTGCTATCGTTCTCTACCGGTTCTGGTATCTCACTAGCAGCTTCTTTGCAGTGAGGGTTCTGGTGCTTCTTCCAGTTATTTATCTGGATGAATTGCTCATCGTTAACCTGGTATCGGTTGATGAATTTGTGACTGTGAAGCTGCTGCAGTAAGTCGTTGCAATCAACATCGTCGAACGGGAGCACCATTGCTTTAACTTTCTTGGGGCGATCATCAAGGCGACCCTCCTTATCAGCGATCGTCCACAGACCGGCAAAGAGTAAACGAGCATAAGGAGAGCATTCGGCCAGTTCATCATTGGTGAAAAAGCCTGGTTTGATATTTCGTGAACGGGCCATTAAAAGCCTCCATATGGTCGTGGGCCATAAATGCCCGATAGGATTTCCCTTTCATGAATTTCTTCCAGGTAGGCAAGCCAGCTCTGATGAGATTCAGACATGATTCCACGGACCTCACCATCTTCAATGATGATGGATAGCCCGTCGGCGCTCATCTCATCCAGGCGTTCACTGCCCATCTGAAAAATGGTTCTTAGCGCGTTTGTCTTACTTCCAACAGCTGTGATGCCAAATTCCTGGAACCACTCATGAAGGTCTAATTTGATTGGTTTGTCTGCGCAGATAATGGAGTAGTCATCTGCGATCTCTTCGAGCGTTGATTTCGAATCGCATAGACAAAATGATCGACATATCTCGTCTGCTACAGCCACTGAACAGGTAAAGAACTCACGACTCTCATTTAGCCGGAAATCATTCAGAGCTGAATGAATACGCGATTCATCTCCCCGGGGGTCTTCAGAAAAATATGATGCTTCAATAGCAAATTTCTCAGGAACTCCAGTCGATGATGAAAGCTCTTTCGCTCTTGCTTGGGGAGATATGGTGGTCATCCCAATTTTCAGCAGTCCCGGCATGCACGGATTGGATAGGATGTAAATCCAACCCTGGGCATTGATCGTCTCAGGTATGTTTCCGCTGACTTCTATAGGCATTGAATATTTCGCCTCAAGCCTAAAAACTTCATCACGAATAAATTCGTATCTGCCTTCTTTTACAAATTCGTCGTTTAAGGGCATAATTACCTCGTTACTTGGCGTAACCAGTGTCTTTAAGCGTCCAGACTGCTACCAACAGCTGGACGTTTTTCATTTGTGAGGATTTCCGCAACCTGCTTTGCAAGTCTCGCCATGTCGTCATCAACGACTCCCCATTCCAGAACAGCAAGAAGCATTGCCATCTTCGGCAGCATGCTTTCCTTCCAGCGCGTAATTCCTGATTTATCCATTCCCAGCGCTTTTGCGACGTTAGTCGAACCGCGCATAGCAATCTGATTCAGGATCCAGGACTCGATTTTTCGAGACTGGTCTTTGTTTCGTGAGGTTGTGCGTTCCATCTGTGATAATTCCTTTGTTGAAATAGTTAATGCGCATCCTGTGATGCGTAGTTTGTTGTGTTCCTCAGCTTCTGAGGGGCTGATTTTTAAAGAGCGGTACTACTAACCGACTTGTCCAGGATGAGGGAACAAGTCAGATAAATCAGGTCGGATTTGGTAAGCAGGGACATTTCCATCAGTTGCCAGCTCGATGCGCTTCGCATTCTCGGCTGAAACCTTTTTCTTCCCGTGCAACCAAGCCCATACGGACGGCTGCTTAACTCCGCAGGCATCAGCAAGTTTCTGCTGGCTCCCTACGAATTCAATGGCCGAGTTAATAGCTTTGTTGACCATAAATAGCTCCTGCTTTTCTTTTCATGATGAATAATAGCCTTAACTATTGGATAAGTAAATAGGTAAAGCTATTTGAATTAGCGATAGCTACAGCTATATGATTGAGATATGAACAAGACATCATTTTCAGAAAGACTAAATATTGCTATGCGGGAGCGAGGCGTCACACAAGGCGCTCTCGCTGAGGCTGTTGGCATGGCTCAGCCAAGTGTTTGGAAGTTAGCAAGCGGCGGGGCTAAGGGGTCGAGAAAAACAGTGCAGATTGCCCAAGTGTTAGGCGTTCGCCCTGAATGGCTTAGTGATGGTATTGGACCAATGCGCGATGACGCTCAGGAACCAGCTAACGTTCCAGTCTCAATCAACGAGCCAGGCATTTTCCGAGTGGATGTGCTGGATCTGACTTTTAGCGCTGGACCAGGATCTTTCATGATTTCCGAGTTTGTTGAGGTTCTACACGCTATTGAATTCACTACAGACCATGCTCGCTCCCTGTTTGGTAATCGCAATCAAGGGGATGTGAAGGTCATGACTGTAGATGGAGATAGCATGTGCCCAACAATCCAGTCCGGTGACAGGCTTTTTTTTGACGTTTCCGTACGTAATTTCAAGGTTGATGGCGTATATGCTTTCGTTTTCGGTCAGCACTTCCACGTCAAGCGGTTACAAATGCAGGGATTGCAGCTCGCAGTGCTGTCGGACAATCCCGCCTACAAAGACTGGTACGTCACCGAAGATAATCAGGATCAGCTCTACATCATGGGGAAAGCCATGATCCACGAGTCTATCGCCTATAACAAGCTTTAGCAGTGGCCTGAGGATATGTTTGAGTAGGTTGGGTGCAGGTATAGCAGTGGCCTGACGAGACGTTTGGGTGATTATTTTTATTTTTCACAGCAATAGGATGATTTATGACACAGTTTCAACTTGCGTTAATCGCCAGAGAAGTTGATGGAGAAGTCATCCATCTTCGCACCAAAGACGGATACATCAATGCCACATCAATGTGCAAGTCTGCAGGGAAGTTACTTGCCGACTATACACGACTAAAAACAACACAAGATTTTTTTGATGAATTATCACGCGATATGGGGATTCCCATATCGGAGTTAATTCAATCATTTAAAGGCGGAAGAGCAGAGAATCAAGGGACTTGGGTTCATCCAGACATCGCAATTAATTTAGCTCAGTGGCTATCTCCAAAATTTGCAGTGCAAGTATCGAGATGGGTGCGTGAGTGGATGTCAGGCGAAAGAGCGCCTGCCGAACTTCCTATCCATCTTAAGCGATATATGACAAACCGAGGCAGGGTTCCTCATACGCACTTTTCTATGCTTAATGAACTGACGTTTAACTTGGTTGCGCCACTTGAACAGGCCGGATATACGCTGCCTGAAAAAATGGTTCCTGATATTTCAGAAGGTAGGGTTTTCTCGCAATGGCTCCGTGACAACCGGGGTATTGAGCCGAAGACATTCCCAACATATAACCATGAGTACCCAGATGGCAGGACATTCCCGGTACGTCTATACCCAAACGAATATCTTGCAGATTTCAAACAACACTTCAACGAAGTGTGGCTGCCTCAGTACGCACCTAAATATTTTGCTGAACGAGACCAAAGGGCATTGACGTTGATTGAGAAAATCATGCTGCCTGACCTTGATTCCTAAATGCCACAGCCCGGCCACCGCGCCGGGTTTTTGCTGCCTTCAGATCCCCCAAAAGCACCACCTGCCCGCCAGTGTAAGTCATTGATAATGATAGTTACGCGATATTAACGCGACCATTTGCCCGCCAGATGGGCAGCACCCCGATCCCCCCTACTTAAACCTGCACTTTTCTGCTACTCCTGCGCTTTTTCGCCGCTCCTGCACCACCTGCACTACTGCCCTTTCCTCACGAACTCCGCAGCATCCCTCAGCAATCCCTTGTGAATCACATTCCCTACAGCCTTACGCTTACCCTCCAGCATCCCGACTATGTTGTCCTTGGTTATCTCGATGCCGTTGTAAACCAGCTCGAACACCACACACCCCACCTCGCCAGCCATAAAGGCCATGCGGTCATCTGCATGTTCATCACGATCCATACCCACCTCCCGATGTTTTATTGAGCATCTCACGGTCAACGGAAAAAATAAATCACTTTAGATATCAACAAAGTAATAGCTTAATCGATAATTTTATAGCTTTAACTATTTACATCGATAATAGCCAAGCCTATTATAAACCCATCGAAACGAAACATCGATGCGGCAACCAGAAATACCCGCCGCGCCAGACAGGAAGTCAGGCTGCTCATTAACAATTTACTCCTCAGAATCTGAGGGACAAGTTATCTAACCATGCAATCCAAGCTTTGGTTTGCATGAGTGGAATAACTTCGGAGGAACCATGAGTTACAGAAAACCATTGCCTTCTGTTGAAAAACTCCACTTTCTTTTTTCATACGACCCCAAGACAGGGATTTTATGGAGAAAGGGAAAGCAAGGAATGAAAGTTGCCGGATGTAATGCCAGCAACGGCTACCTAAGAACCAGAGCTGACGGTGAGCAATACGCGGTCCATAGAGTTATCTGGAAGATGATTCATAACGTCGAATCAGATGACATCGATCACATTAATGGCGACCGAAAGGACAATCGACTTGCTAACCTTCGCCTTGCCACTCGCTCAGATAACAACAGAAACATTGTTATTTCTCCAATGAATACATCTGGATATTCAGGAGTTACATATCTCAAACGCGAGAAGAGGTGGAAAGCATACCTGAAGGTTGAAAAGACACAGATATGTGCCGGGTTATTCAAGGAAAAGAGTGAAGCAGTGATTGCTTATAACAACATGGCGTTGCAGCTACATGGCGTTTTTGCGCAACGGAAAGTCAATGCAAACATCGAAAGATACATTGAAGAATTTGGAGCTTACCCATGAACAGAAATCAGGCGCGTCGCCTTGCTGCATTCAACGCAAAGAAAGCCGCTGAGAAACAATTTACCAATCGCATTGGTGAAATCCTTAGCGGATGCCCTTCGCGCGTAGACAGAGCCACTTCGCTCGGTAGTCTGCGTGACAGCAATACAAGCGGATCTGCTTGCTTGCCTGATGTTGGGCTCTACGCAGCGGGATATCGCAACAGCAAAGATTCTGTTACGGCACGTTAATTAACTTATGAGGTGAGGCAATGGCAATTAGCGCAACAATACAAATGAAATCCATCGGAGGAATTTCTCTCTGGGGTGAGGGATGGAGTAAGTATATGGATGTTGAAGTTGTGGACATGGATATCTCAGGCGCGATTAAGGCTGATGAGATAGTGGCCGAATACAGCGTTGATGACCTACTGGAAGCCATTGGTGATGCAGATGTAGCTACCTGGCTGTCTGAACAGGGTTATGAGGTTTCACTAGGTTAGGTCGCTACGGCGGACTTTTTATTAGCTCACGAGACAAGAGGGTAAGGCGATGGATGAAAGGGCAAATAAAATACTCGTTCAGCTTCTACAGAAAGCGAGTGATGGGATTGATTCGGCGGTTGCATTCAGTCAGGCGCAGATACCAGATGTTGTTCATCAGTTGCTGGTCTGGAATTTCGTTTCAAGCGCACTGGCAATGATGGTTGGGCTGGTTATTTCTTGTGGAATGCCATTGGTCGCCAGATCCATATTAATACGGTATGGGAAGGCAAAGGTTAAAGATGAAACGTGGGTAATAGAACAATCATTCGACTACACAAAAAGTATGAGCTTCCCGGCGTTTATGGTCCTTTTCTTCTGTACTGGAGCCTTCATTATCAGCGTCCTTGTGGTCATTAACAGCATGGACTGGCTGAAAATCTGGCTGGCCCCGAAGTTATACCTTCTCGAATACGCAGCATCACTCATCAAGTAACCCGCTCCGGCGGGTTTTTATTACTGATACCAAAGCATCTTCACGAGGGTGCTCCGTTATCAGGGCGGCTATCCACCGCTTAAATGTCTGCATATGCAGAGGTCTTTAGTTCAGCGGCGCGGCTTAAGCGCGGAGATGATTATGAAACACACATTGAAAGTTTATAAGAATTCGCCTGACTACCACGCCTTTCTTCGAGCGAGATTCAATAAGGAAAACTCAGGCCAATCATTCGAGTGGGCTGGGCATCGCTGGGCCTACGAGGTAACCAGTTTCGATGATATCGGTGATTACGACCTGCTTTACCGCTTTGATGACAAGCCATATCCGGAAGAAGTTTCAGTCACTACAGATGACATGACGATACGTGACTACTTTGCGGCTAAAGCACTAGGTATTTGTTTCGCACAATACCTCAATCATGCTGAAACTGAAGGGTTTCAGGAAGGCTGGAGAGACGGCGTTGCTACTGATTCATACCAGATGTCTGACGCAATGCTCCGCGCCCGGGAGGTATCATGACAACCACAGTCACCCACAACGGCAGACAGTACACAGTATCTCGCATGGCTGACGGGCATTCGTGGATTCTCGTGGAAGTTGGCAATGAGCGCCACAAGCTCAGAATGAACCGTGACCAGCTAATCCGCGCTGGCCTTGGTCATGTAGTAACAGAATGCATGGTAGACACCAGAAACCTTCGCGCCGCACTGAGCAAGAAAGCAATCGCCCGTTTTATTGGTGATTCTGAAATGCTTGAACAGGCCAATGAAGCACAGCGTAAAGCGCTGGGTGTCAGGGTAAATCGTAACTCGTTTGAAGTGAGGGTGTGATGGAAACTAAATTTCTTTCTGATGGACGCAAGGTCGTTGTCGTTGGCGCGCTGAACAATCAGGAAACGATCGTTCAGGAAGTGTTTGTCACGCAGCAGGGTGACGAAATCCCTGGTGGCGAGCGCTTTGTAGTTAAGAGCCTGCATGACCAACCCGTAGAAACATGGTCGTCTCGCGAAAAGGCAAAGCAAGAGAAAGCACTGGCTGATGCTAAGTTGAAAGTGGAAAGAATCAACACGGAAATTAGCAGCCTACAAAACACATTAAGCTTCTGGAAAGAAATGGTTAAGCAGGTTAAAGCGTTCTCTGACCATATCGATGAGGCTGATTTGGATCATTTCGCAGATGTAATGACCGGGCAAGTTAAGTTTGCCATTCGTCGTGATTACAGCGTGCCGAACATCGAAAGATTTGAAGATTTCATGTCTTCGATTGACAACTATTACGGACGTAAAAACTTTGAAGGCATCAAATGCTTATCACTTTTGGGCAGCACTAACGGAGATGTTGCTTTAAGAGTGAATCGCTATTCGGATGGAAGTGGCGGGAGCGATACGGTTGAGTTCTACAAGACAATTGATGAAGCCAGGTCGTGCGTTAAGCGCATTGCTCTGGAGAGACTCAATGGTAACGGATTAAGCATTGATGATGTCAAAAAGTGTTGCAGGATGGGGATTGTTTTCAGCAAGGATGAGTTAGAGAAAATCAAAGATCGACTCTTCTCTGCGTCGGAAAAAAATCTTGCCCACTATCAGGAGAACTTCGATAAGCAGGTTGCTCAGATAAATGATGGCAAGAAGACTATAGAGCAAATGCTTAACGAAGCAATTAACTAACCATCACGCAATCGTAATCCCCCTCCCCCATTCATCACTCCCTGTCCGGCTATCGCAGACGGGAAGCGCACAACCAAATTTCAGGAGAAACCATGAGCGAAGCAACGGACTTAACAGTTATCGAGATTAAACCAGACCAGGCTCCGGCGCTGTATAAGTCCGGCGGCCTTGATGAATTTCTTGAGCAGATTCGTCAGGCAGTAAACGAAGTTCCGGACCTGACTACGAAGAAAGGCCGTGACCGCGTAGCGTCACTGGCGGCGCAGGTATCCCGCAGCAAGACCGCAATCGAAAAGCCGGGCCGAGAATACCTGAAGCGCCTCAAAGAAGCTGTGAAGCCAGCAGAGGCGGAGATTAAGAAGTTCGTCGATGCATGCGATGAAATCCGCGATGAAACGCGACGCCCGCTGACTGAATGGGAAGCAGAGCAGGAACGTATCAAGGCAGAGGAGAAAGCCAAACGCGAAGCAGAGGAGTTGGCTAAGGAAATTGAGCTAGCTCATCGGGAGGCGCTCCTGGATAACATTGAATATGACCGCGAAGTGGCAGAGAAGACAGCAGAAGCTGAACGCCAGCGCATCGCTCACGAAGAAGAACTGAAACGCCAGGCAGCAGAACAGGCCAAGCGAGAAGCGGAAGAGAAAGCAGCAGCAGAACTAGCGGCAGCACAAAAGCGTGAAGCCGATGCTATCGCCGCTAAAGCACAGGCTGAATTGCTGGCTAAGCAAGCGCAGGAGCGTGCTGAGCGTGAAGCAAAGGAAGAGCAGGAACGTACTGCAAAACTGGCTCAGGAAGCTCGTGAACAAGCAGAGCGCGAGAAACAGGAAGCTATCGCAGCTGAGCAACGCAAGGCACAGGAAGCCGCCGACAAGGTTCGTCGTGAAGCAGAGGCAAAGGAAGCAGCCCGGCTGGCAGAAGAGAAGCGTGTCGCTGATGAAGCCGTTAAACGAGCCGCCAACGTTGCTCACCAGAAACGCATCAATAACGAAGCAAAGGATGATTTTGTTAAAGGCGGAATTCCTGAAGAGTTTGCTCGCAAGGCTGTAGAACTCTTGGCTAAGCGTCAGGTTCGTAACGGATCAATCAACTACTGAGGTTGCCCATGAATATCACATGCGAGTGCGTGGATATGCGCACATCTGTAAGCCCTCACAACAACATCAGAATTGAACTGGAAGGTGTCTTGCTGACAGGCAAGATTGATACCAAAGAGGTCCTCAAACAACTGGATTGGGGTGTGGTCTTTGAGTGCCTGGCTGAGCATGGTTATACGGTAACAAAGCAGGAGCACGCAGCATGAGCGCGGTAGAGCGTTGGGGAGAGGATGAATTTGTTCGGCTGATGAGCGGCGAGATCGCCGCAGAAGCGGATGACGATGAACCGGTTAACCTGGCTGCTGAGAGACAGAATCCAGTGATTAGCTGGTCTGAATTTGCAGGAGACTTCACATGAACCTAGATCTGTTAGACGAACCGTTCGCCACCGACGATATCGAGTGGCGCATACAGCAAGCAGGGAAAGCGAGCAAAGGAATTTGGGCCAAGGTGCTGGCATATGTCACCAACCGGGCAATTATGAAGCGCCTTGACGAAGTATGCGGTAAGGCTGGATGGCGTAACGAATATAGAGACATCCCTAATAACGGAGGTGTTGAGTGCGGCATATCTATCAAAGTTGGTGATGAGTGGATCACTAAGTGGGATGCCGCTGAAAACACTCAGGTGGAGGCTGTTAAGGGTGGTAGATCCGGCGCGATGAAGCGAGCCGCTGTCCAGTGGGGTATCGGTCGGTACCTCTACAATCTGGAAGAGGGTTTCGCCGTAATCTCTACTGAACGCGCTGATGGATTCCATTACGCTAAGTCGAAAGATGCTGGCGTATTTTACTGGAAGCCGCCTTCCCTCCCAGCCTGGGCATTGCCCGACGGAACAGTGATAAAAGCAGAAGAACAAACACCAAAAGCAACACCACCTGAAGGCGTAGATGCAGACAAGATTCTCTCCGACTTCTCTCAGTACGCAAGCACCGAAAATAACAGTAAGAAGCTTCAGGAGCGATACGCCGCGACGTGGTCAAGCCTGAATGGTTTTGCTGATCACCAGACTAAGTGCAAAGACGTAACCGGCATCAGACTCAAAGAACTTAAACAGGCGGCATAAATGGCAAGTAGAGGCGTTAATAAAGTTATCCTGGTAGGAAATCTCGGCGGAGATCCTGAGGTTAGATACCTCCCTAGTGGTGGCGCAGTAGCAAACATCACTCTAGCAACTTCTGAGTCGTGGCGTGATAAGGCGACTGGTGAGCAGAAAGAACAGACCGAATGGCACCGGGTGGTACTGTTCGGCAAGCTGGCAGAAGTGGCTGGTGAATATCTGCGTAAAGGTTCTCAGGTGTATATCGAAGGTCAGCTTCGTACCCGTAAATGGACAGATCAGTCCGGCTCAGAGAAGTTCACGACTGAAATCGTGGTTAACGTCGGTGGGGTTATGCAGATGCTTGGCGGTCGACAGGGAAGTGGCACACCAGCAGGAGGCAACCAGCAGCAACAGGGCGGAAACCAGTTCAGCGGCGGCGCGCAGTCTCGCCCTCGGCAGCAATCCGTACCGGCGCCGTCTAATGAACCCCCAATGGATTTCGACGACGACACTCCATTTTAAAAATACCGACTCTTATTAATTGGAATAGCCGATCCCCGCTAGGGATTAGGCTATCCAAAAATCAAAGGAATCCACATGAACATCTTTCTAGATATCGAAACGATCCCATCTCAGGATGAAGCTTTTAAGCAGAAAATTGCCGATTCTATTACCGCACCTGGGCAGTACAAAAAGCCTGAAAGCATAAAAGAGTGGCTCGACGCTAACCGAGAATCAGCAGCAGAAGAAGAATGGCGGAAAACCAGCTTCGACGGTGGTCGTGGTCAAATCTGCGTTATCTCAGTAGCCGCTGGAGATTCACCAGTAGAAACCTTCTACAGCGAAGACTGGGCAAACTCTGAGCCACAAATTATCGCTGGCCTGTTCGACTTCCTTAATCGCAATTACGACCCATCACGGAATATCCCGCCGACATTCATCGGGCATAACGTCGTGGCTTTCGATTTACGCTTCATCTTCCAACGAGCGGCAGTTCTTGGTATCGCACCGCCCCGCTTCATCCCATTTAGCGCACGCCCCTGGGATAAGTCAGTTTTCGATACAATGATTCAATGGGCTGGGCATAACGGTCGCGTAAGCCTGGATAAGCTTTGCGAGGTGCTGAACCTTCCAAGGAAAGGTAGCGAGATAGGTGAAGAGATTGACGGCAGCATGGTTTGGGATTTCGTCCGCGACGGAAAAATCGCTCAGGTAGCCAAGTACTGCGAAGGCGACGTTGATCGCGTGCGTGAAATCTTCAAGCGCCTGACTTTCTCAAGCGCCGCCTAATCCTCATTCAGCCAAGGAAGGCTAAATGGAGAGTTACCCATGACCGATTATACCGGAAGTAATACGCCAGCCGATCAGCGTGATTTATGGCGCACTCCACCGGCCCTTTTCGCCTCGCTGGATGCTGAATTCTGCTTTCAACTGGATGCAGCTGCCGCGCCTCATAACGCGCTGTGTCGCAAGTACATCACGGAAGAACAGAACACGCTGCAAACACCATGGGCTGACCACCTAAATATGCCGGGCTATTGCTGGCTCAATCCACCATACAGCGACATCACGCCATTCGTGAAGAAAGCGGCGGCGGAGAGTCTGAACCAGATCGGCACTGTGATGCTGGTTCCGGCTGACACTTCGGTTGGCTGGTTTAAGGAGGCAATGGCGACCGCAAGCGAAGTTCGCTTAATCACTGCTGGTCGACTGGCATTTATTAATCCGGTCACCGGTAAACCCGTAAGCGGTAACAACAAAGGGTCGATGTTAATCATCTGGCGACCCTATCCCCGCACTCACTGTGAATTCACCACTATCGACCGTGACGAGTTGATGTCATTCGGCAACAAACTAATGGCGCGCCGGGAGGCAGCATGAACAGAGCTTCGCCAGTTGATTTAAGGAAATGCCTTGAGGCTGCCAACGGCCTTGCGCATATCGGGATTCGCTTTGTTCCGATCCCGGTAGCCACTGAAGAAGAATTCCAGGCGCTATCCGCCGTGCTTTCGAAAAAGCTTGAGCTGATGGCTGTTGAAGCAGAGAAAAATGAAGGTGGCACACCATGACTTCTGAAATCATCGACCAGGCCAGCGCTCTCGAAGAGATGATGCGCGAAAACGCCATTCAGGCACACAGGCTAGACCATAGCGCAGTATCAGCAACGCACTGTGATGAGTGCGATGAACCTCTCAGCGATGAGCGCAGGAAAGCGTATCCGGGATGCACGATGTGTGTGGCATGCCTTCAGATTGTCGAGTTACGGAATAAGCAGAGGGGGATGTGATGGAACTAACGAAGGGTAAAGTTTACAACGTTGATCCGGATGAATGGATGCTCCACAGCCGGGCCGAATACCACTCAACCTTTAACAGGCAGTGCGACGGCATGCCTTTGCACAACATGATTATCCGTATGCGTGACGGTGATTTAGAAGTGTCCACATTCGCTACGGCCAACATCCTTTCCGAAGCAGAGGAGCCGGTGTGATGGATTACAGCAAACTAAGCGATGTGGAGATAAACCACGCGGTTGCAAGTGTGTTACCTGGTAGATATATCACCTATCCAGACCATGTAATGAATTCGGAAACAGAAGAAGACTTCGACCCATGCAACAACCCGGCAGACGCATGGCCGATTATTGTTAACAGCAGAATTAACTTAACTACTTGTGTGGATTTGTGGTCGGCAGTCAGCGGTGGTTGCCAACACTTCCACGAAAACCCACTCCGCGGCGCAATGATTGTGTTTCTCATGGTGCAGGGAGGGAAAGATGATAAGTAAGCTGAAGGAACTATATTCCTACAATCCTGATACCGGTGAATTTACTAGAAAGAATAAATTGAACGGAACTGGGAGAGGAGTGATTGGTGAACAGGTTGGTTCGCTTGGTGTTAAAGGCTATCTGAGCATTTTCCATAACAACAAGCACTATAGTTTGCACAGGCTTGCCTGGGCTTTCACATACGGATACTACCCATCATCTCTTATCGATCACATCAATGGGAATCGCGCCGATAACAGGATAAGCAACCTGAGGGAAACCAATAGAAAAGGAAACGCTTATAACTCCAAACTTTTCTCAAACAACACCACCGGTTACAAAGGGGTGACGAAACTTAAAGGCGGCAAATTCAGAGCACAGGCGAGGCTGAATGGGGAAAAAATCCATATCGGTACATTCTTGACGGCTGAGTCTGCTGCTGAGGCTTACCGTGAATTCTCTATCAAAAACCACGGAGAGTTCTCACCTTTCCAGGAGTCAGCCAATGTTCCAGCTAATCCAGCGCGGTCAGATTTACGCTGACCAGCATAACTGGCCCGTAATAATCCATTCAGTCACATCACAGATAGTCCGCTACTGGCGACAAGGTCGGATTAACACCGCTTCAATCGACCGATTTTCTAACGATTTCGAGTATCTCGACTTTCACGAGGCGAGACGTATTCGTGCCGAACTTGAGACGAGCGAACACATTAAATCGCTACGTGCAATGCAGCGCGTGGCATGAGGAGAGAGTATGCAGTGGATAGATAAAAAAGAGAGCATGCCTGACACGAATAGTAAGAAGCGCGTTCTCGTATTTACCCCAACACAGCACGAAGACATGCGCTACCGACTTGTTCCGTCTTCGCTATTTAAGGCTGTTTGCCGGGATGGAACGCACTGGATGTACGTTGATGACCCGGAAGAATGACGCAACTTATAGCCAGTTATGAGCTGGCTATTGGGTGCGAAAGCCCATCATCCCTTGATGTTATTGCCCCGCTAGTCGGGGCTTCTTTTTGGGAGTAAATCATGCAAATGAACCCAGTAGCAATCGTCATCATGCTTCTTACCGCATGGATGGGTATTTCATCGTTCATGAGTCAACCGGAGGGATTGAGATGGCTGCTTTTAATGTGGGCGCAATAGTCCAGATGAAGTCAGGCGGCATACACGGAGTTGTTGATAGCCAGCTTGAGTCGGAAAGCGATCACCCAAAATACTAGTGCCGATGGGACGACGGTACATATCAGGTGCATTACGAACACGAACTACGGGCTGCCACTGTGGACGGCCCGCAACTGTATAAGAAACTGGCGTAAGGAATGACTATGAGCGAAATGACCTTAATCATGCCCAACGACTGGGTTACTGAGAAAAAGCTGATCGAGATTACTGGCCTGCGCCCGGGAACAATAGAGGCAGCGCGCAAAAACTCGTGGATGGTTGGCCGGGAATATCTTCACGTTGCACCAGATGGAAACCCAAAGCCATCGAGCGAGTGCATGTACAACCGTAAGGCAGTCGACCAGTGGGTTGAAAGCCTCAAGAAGAAACAGCCGGGTGCGCACCAATGAAGATCCGTTTATGCTTAGCGGGCTCTTGGGCGTCAGGAGGGAGATATGGCTAAGTCAGCATACCCAACAGGCGTTGAAAATCATGGCGGCAATCTGCGCATATGGTTTATCTACAAAGGAATAAGGGTAAGGGAAAACCTTGGCGTACCGGATGTACCAAAAAACAGGAAAGTAGCCGGTGAACTTCGCGCATCTGTCTGCTATGCGATCAAAACGGGGAATTTCAATTACGCCGCTCAATTTCCTGAGTCGCCTAATCTTAAAAGGTTTGGTGCTGAGACTAAGGAGATCACTGTCAGCGAATTGGCCGGTAAGTGGCTTGAGCTAAAGCGGATGGAGATCAGCACCAATGCGATGTCACGCTATTCATCTATTGCTCGCAACATGGTGCCGAGGATTGGCGGGGACAGACTGGTTTCTGCGGTGACGCAGGAAGACATGCTGTTTATCAGGAAGGAATTGCTGACCGGTTATCAAACCCTTAAAGCGGGTCACAAAACACCGGTTAAGGGGCGCACTGTCAGAACGGTCAACAATTACATGAAGACCATGGCTGGCATGTTCAAGTTTGCGGCAGAAAGCGGATATTTGAAGGTAAGTCCTTTCAGCGGGATTGCCCTTCTCAAGCGTTCACGTTGTGAGCCAGATCCACTGACGCGAGATGAGTTCATCAGGATGATTAACGCATCAGCAACTCAGCAACTGAAAAACATGTGGTCTCTAGCAGTGTATACCGGTGTGCGCCATGGAGAACTGGTGTCGCTGGCATGGGAAGATATAGACCTGAAGGCTGGAACTATGATGATCCGCCGTAACCACACATTAACGAAGGAGTTCACCCTTCCGAAAACTGAGGCCGGTACGAATCGAATCATCAACCTTATACAGCCAGCCATCGACGTGCTGAAGAGTCAGGCGGAATTAACCCGACTCGGAAAGCAATATGAGGTTGAGGTGAAACTTCGTGAGTTTGGACGCACCGAAGTTCACCCCTGTACTTTCTTGTTCAACCCACAAGTCGGATCGCGTAAAGGCCGTGCAGGGCATCATTACGCAGTAGGCTCGATTAACCAGTCATGGGAGGTTGCAATGCGACGCGCCGGGATTCGCTATCGCAGAGCATATCAGTCACGACACACGTATGCATGCTGGTCACTGGCAGCCGGTGCCAACCCAAACTTCATCGCGAAGCAAATGGGCCATACCGACGCGCAAATGGTTTACCGGGTATACGGATCCTGGATGGCTGAAAACAATCAGGACCAGGTGCTCATTCTCAACCAGAAATTAAGCGAGTTTGCCCCATCCATGCCCCACGCAGTAGGATCTGCCGTGATTAGCTAA